CTGAATCCGCTGAACCCTCAGTTTGCCATTCTTAACAAAATGGCTAGTCTTTACCAAGAGTATCGTCCACTTGGCATCGTGCTACAAGTTGTTAGTACGGAATCGCCTTATGCAGGCGCTGCCCCCGACCTTGGAGTGTACGCCATGGGTGTGAACTACGACCCAGAAGGTTCGCCCCCGGCGGACTATTTAGGTATCACGCAGATGTCCAATTCGAAAATATCGAATGGCACCAGCAATCTAGTGTTCCCCATCGAGTGCAGCCCCAGTCAAAGTGCAGTTTCTAAATTCTATGTTTCTCTGAACGGAGAGGAGCCTCGACTTGAAAGTCAGGCTGTGGTCTATTGGACCACGCAAAACATGGTGGTGGGCGCGAGACTTCAAATCTTTGCCACTTACCACTATGACTTTTCGAAGTTTAGAACTCAAGAAGAACCTGCATCCGGCATTATCACCGCTAAAATTTGTCCTACTGTACCTATCACCTCAGGTAACGGCTATTTCAATGGTGGTTACTCAGCTTCGGGCCTCAGTAGCCACTCTATCGAAATACCTTATAATAAAGGAATATACGACGAAGTGTGGCTTAAAGTGAAAGGTACTTACACCATTCACATTATGGCAATAGGAACTGGGCTTGCAGCTAACGCCTTTGGGAGTTTCACCCTCGGGCCGCGAGTAGCTAAAACCAGCATGTACTTCCCCTACGACTCAGCCACCAATGGTGTCAAGACCGCCAACTCAGCCACTACGGTTGCCAGCTGTATAATCAACGTTGTGGCAGTTCCCAGCCACGGTGTCAAAGACGGCCACGCAGTCATCACACTTCCTACCATCTCTGCTACTACCGTGACCGAAATTTGCGTTTACGTACTCCAAACTAAAAGTGGAGTGGCTAGCAGCGAAGGCTCAGGTCGCGAGATAAAGAAGCGAGTTGCTGAAATTTCCCAGTTTTCTTCTGCTGAACTGAAAGAGTGCTCTGAGTTGCACGGTTGGAAGGTGTTCAAACACCTTATGACCGCTGACCCAGATGTACCTAACACACGTCTCCTTCGGTCTGCTGAGAAAGTTGTTGAAGACCTTAATTTGACTAGGCGCATGAATGCGCTGTCTCTGCAAGGATCCGACGACGCAGTCAGCACCAACGGAGATTGGCACCATCCAGTTACGGAAGAGCACTCCCTAGAACAATTTCGCCTCCACATGATGCGGGAAAAGAGTTTGCTTTGACCAATGTAAATATTTCAC